TTCTATTCTAAGAATGAACACATAGAAGGTATTGATGCAATCTGTGGTGGTTCTTGTGTCTGTGGTACTTGTCATGTTCATGTGACAGACGAATGGTTAAATAAAATTGATCCTATTGATGAGAACACACCAGAACGTTCCGTGTTAGAATATAATGAAAAATATAATGAGAAATATAGTCGATGTGGTTGTCAAATGATTTTATTCAATCAACATGACGGAATAGTAGTGAAAATACCTTGAACGATTTTTATACAAATGTAATACAATATGGTAATGAGATACTTGTACGAGGTATACAGGGTGGTAAACGGTTTGAAGATCGTTTATATTTTCAACCCACCATGTATCATCAATACAAAGATAAAACAAAATACACATCACTAGACGGTAAGTATCTTATTCCTAAAAAGTTTAAATCAATCAAAGATGCCAAAGAGTTTATTCAACGATATGAAGGCCATGACGGATTTGCCTTTGGTATGGAACGATTTAATTATCAGTATATCTCCGATTATTATCCGAATGATATTGATTATGATTTAAAGAAAATTAAAATCTTTACAATCGATATTGAAGTTGCTTGTGAACACGGATTCCCCAATCCTAATGATGCATCGGAAGAAGTTCTTTGTATTACAATCAAAAATCACAGTAATGGTAAAATTGTTGTTTGGGGTACAAATGATTTCAAAACAGATAAATCTTATGTAGAATTTATTCGTTGCCATTCTGAAACACACATGTTATCAGAATTTATTAAATTTTGGCAAGAAAATTGTCCAGATATTATTACGGGTTGGAATAGTAAATTGTTTGATATGGCATATATTTGTAATCGTATTATTAATATCTTTAGTGAAAGAGAATTAAAGAAACTATCCCCTTGGGGTGTTGTCCATTCTGATCCAATTGAAATGATGGGAAAGACTTTAGCAAGATTTAAAATTCTTGGTGTGTCACAATTAGACTATATGGATTTATATAAAAAATTAACAGTAAAGAACCATGAGAGTTTTAAATTAGATCATATTGCGGAAGTTGAATTGGGTCAAAAGAAAGATGATAATCCTTATGAAACATTTAAAGATTGGTACACGAATGACTATCAATCTTTTGTTGATTATAACATACAAGACGTTGAACTGGTTGATCGACTAGAACAAAAACTTAAACTAATTGAATTATGTATTACAATGGCATATAATGCCAAAGCAAATTATGAAGATGTATATTCACAAGTAAGAACTTGGGATTGTTTAATTTATAATTATCTTAGAAAACAAAATATTATTCCCGCATTAAACAATCGAAAGAATGTTTCCCAAGACTTAGTTGGTGCTTATGTAAAAGATCCTCAAGTTGGTTTACATGAATGGGTTGTTTCTTTTGATTTGAACTCTCTTTATCCTCATTTGATTATGCAATATAACATATCACCAGAAACTATTATTAGTAGTAAATCGGAAATGTCTATTGATAAACTATTAGATAAAAAATATAATTTATCAAAACTCAAAGAAAATAATATTGCAGTGGCAGCTAATGGCACAATGTATAGAACTGATAAACAAGGTTTTTTACCTGCTATGTTAGAAAAAGAATATAATGATCGTGTAACTTATAAAAAGTTAATGATCCAAGCAAAACAAGAGTATGAACAAACAAAGAATAAAAAATTATTAAATGATATTGCAAAGTATCACATTATACAATTTTCAAAAAAGATTTCATTAAATAGTGCCTATGGTGCAATTGGAAATCAATACTTTCGTTATTATGATCATCGAGAGGCAGAGGCAATCACAACATCTGGTCAATTGTCTATTCGTTGGATTGAAAAGAAGATGAATGAATATCTAAACAAGTTATTAAAGACAGATAATGAAGATTACATTATTGCCTCTGACACAGATTCAATCTATATCAATATGTCTGGTCTTGTAAAGAAACTTGGTAATGATGTGAATAAAACAAAAGTAGTTAAGGTCTTAGATAAATTTTGTGAAGAAAAGATTGAACCTTATATTGATTCTTGTTATGCTGAACTAGCAGAATATATGAATGCCTTTCAGCAAAAGATGTTTATGAAAAGAGAAGTGATTGCAGACAAAGGTATCTGGACTGCCAAGAAAAGATATATTCTCAATGTACATAATAGTGAAGGCGTTCAGTATGCAGAACCACAATTAAAGATCATGGGTATTGAGGCAGTGAAGTCTTCTACACCGATGGTCTGTCGTTCTAAGATTAAAGAAGCGCTAAATATAATTATGACACAATCAGAAAAAGAACTAAGAGAGTTTGTGAATGAGTTCAGAATTGAGTTCGAACATTTATCACCAGAAGTAATTGCATTTCCTCGTTCAGTGAAAGGTCTAAAAAAGTATATGGATCCAAATTCAATTTTTCGCAAATCAACCCCAATGCATGTTAAAGGTTCTTTGATTTATAATCATATTCTAAAAGAGAAAAATCTATTAACAAGATTTCAGGAAATACAAGAAGGTGATAAGATTAAATATGTGTTATTGAGAAAACCAAATACACATCAAACTAATGTTATATCCTTCTTAACAAAACTACCACCACAGTTTAAATTTCATTCTGTAATTGATTATGAACAACAATTTCAAAAGTCATTTTTTGAACCAATGAAATTCATTCTTGAGGCAATCAAATGGAAAGTTGATGCAAGTGGTATGAATACAATAGAAAGTTTTTTTGAATAATGTATAAACCATATTTACTCAAAGATGTCCATGAGGCATCAAAACAAAATAAGTTTAATGTAATTTCTACATTTGCTGGTGGTGGTGGATCTTCGACAGGTTATCGATTGGCAGGTGGTAAGATTTTATGTGTGAATGAGTTTGTTGATGAAGCACAAAACACATATAAAGAGAACTATCCAGACACTCCAATACTACCTGGGGATATAAAACAATTGTCTGGTAAAGACTTTTTAGATATTGCTGAAACGACAGACATTGACATACTTGATGGATCTCCTCCTTGCTCAGCGTTCTCTGTGGCCGGTAAATTAAGTCATTCTACTGGTGGTAAGCACTCAGATGGTTGGGGTCAAACTAAGAAATATTCTGATGGTAAGATGGTTGAAAATATTGAAGACTTATTCTTTGAGTTTTTAAGAATTGCTAATGAAATAAAACCAAAAGTAATTGTTGCAGAAAATGTTGCTGGATTGACAATTGGAGAAGCAAAACAATATTATAATAAGATAATAAATGAATTTGAAAATATTGGTTATGAAGTATCATCACAAGTTTTAGATTCTAGGTATTATGGTGTATCACAAACAAGAACAAGAGTTATCTTTATTGCAGTACGAAATGATATTGCAGAAAAAGTTGGTATTAATTTTATGACAATTAGTAGTGTATTCCCACAACCAAGTAATGATGTAATACCACTAAAAGATGCATTAATTGATTTAGAATATGATGAGGCAGAAATAAAAGAATTAACAGAAAAATTTACAAAGACAGCATATTGGAAAGACACAGGAAGTTTAATGCCAATTGATCCTGACAAAGTGTTAACTGGTGGAGATTATCACCCAAAGGGTCATCACTTTAATTTGAAACGTGTTTCACAATATGCACCAGCACCTACACTAACAGCAATGGGTTCAGGTCAAACAAATGCAGGTGCGTTTCATTGGAGTGAGCCAAGAAAATTGACACTAGGTGAATTAAAAAGAATTATGTCTTTACCTGATGATTTTAAATTAACAGGCAAATGGAATCAACGAGCAGAAAGAATTGGTAGAATGGTTCCACCTTTAATGATGAAATCAATTGCAGAATCTATCTATAAAAATATATTAAGCAAATTAAAATAAATATGATTATGCCCATAACAGAAAAGGAATATTTTCAATTGAAAGAATATTGGGACTATCAAAGAAAAGTAGAATACAATAGAGAATTAACATACGAAAAGATGTCATTGGTTTGGGCATTACATGAGGTAGATATCATGTTTGATACAGTAT